ATGTTTTTAATTGAAAACCGTTAAGGTGATAAATATCACAAAGCAACTGTGGTGTGTAGGACCAATAACCATGATTTTGCATGGTAATTGGAACTACTTGCACTATGTGTCCATGTCGGGCGACGCATTGTATAGCTGTTCGTAGAGCTGTGGAAACGTTAGCCACGTGTTCAAATGTTCCAGGATCAATTACTAAAGTATGCTGACCAAAAAGCTGTGAGTCATTGAGATCAAATTCAGGTAAATCTACTACCGTCAGCTCAGAATCAGATAGATCATGCTCCAAACCTTCTGGATAACCAAAAGATAGGATATCTGACGGTAAAAATTGAAGAACTGCTTCGCGGGCGACACCCTTGATCATTTACGGTTTAGCTCAATCTTAGGCTTTTCTGGCGCCTCTTTAGCTTTAGCGGCCGCCGCCCGCTCCAGTTCTGCAATCTGCTTTTGGAGTTGTGAAATAAGACGGGCGGCCGTTGCTTCATTCTGTGAACGACTTTGATTCACCAACTCAACCCAAATAGCTGTACGCGCCAGACGATCATCACATGTTTCTGGTTGCTGGCCCCAAGCCGGATTGAAGCAAAGGAAGATGATAAAAAGGACGATAAAAAGAAACATTAGCAACTCCCCGCCGCATGCGCGTACAGCTTACCAGCGTTATCAACACAAACACCTTGATTACCACCACCACCTAGGATCGGGATGGTTACATCAGCATTAGTAACTGTAACGCGGGCGGTGCCCCCCGTTGCTAGATTCAACGTATTAGCGGCCTCGGAGCACACACCCGTATCCGTATCATCTATAAAACTGAAGTGCGGTGCCGTGCAGTTATTCAACGACTGCCGTGACATCACACGGCCTTTCTTCATAATCTGGAACGTGTTTAGTGAAAATGCTTGATCGGTAATTTGAACAGCGATTGCATCGACGTCATCAGACGGGCGCATACTGATGAATGTATCTGGTTGGGAAGAGTTGAAGAAGATACCTCCAGTACCACCCGCAGCTGCGCCGTGGATACTATTGGAACCAAACATAAGCCCACTATACCACTTAACCTGCGGTACGGTGAGATTATCTTCAACGAAGATTGCCTGACTGCCATGGGCGCCCGACGTCTGCGACCCAAGGCGAATAGCGATACCAAGAACCTGATGCCCTAGATTGTTAGGGTTTACAACATCTGTGTAAACGTTAACGCCGGAAACATAATTCTTAACGCATGAGTCGCCACACAAGTCGGGCGATAGTAGAATCAAGCCGAAATCACCACCGATATGGGCATTCGGAGTAGCATCGGATGCTAGGGCTACCGTATAACCACTAACGGCGATTCGATCACTACCACTACCAACCACATCGTATTCAACGTCACCACCACCCGTACCTTGAACCTGTGCAGCTACGCCCGTATAACCCGAGGTGGTGCTTAGAGCACTATTGTATACAGCAATACCACGACGCTGGCTGGCGCCTACAAGAGAACCACCAGCGGGTACTCCAATATGCAATTCCTTCTTTGAATCATCCCAAGTAAGGTCAGCATCACCCGTAGCCTGATTTCCCGTAGTCCAAAATGTAACACGCCCGGCTACGCCTGATCCAGGAAGCGTGACGTTTGCACAATCATCTGCTTCCAAAGCGGTGCCCGCCGAATTCCATTTAATGCACATGCCAGCGCCCGGCAATGGAAACGAGGTTGAAACGGTGCTACCCTGCGGCGTATGGAATGAATGAAGAACATCGAATTGAAGCATCTGGAGAAGCATCGTAATCTTGTCGAGATTACGTTCAAGAGTCTCCGAGGGAACTGGTGCATTTGGAACGTAGTCGGTGGTTTGGGTGAAAGGGATATTACGATTGAAGACGATGACGGCGGCAGTAGCGGGCGCTACGAGGAATGTGACGTTACCCCCTGCACTGACGCCCGCCCCACTCACCGTGTAATCCGTAGTCAACGTCTTAACTACATTATCCACGATAATACGAATTTCAGCATTTGAATTAATTTTGAAAGTATACGGAAATACAGTAGTGGAGGCGTTGCCAGTATAAAGGTTATAAAAATTACCGTTATCAACGGTCGCTCCTGCAAATGCAGGAAACAAGCAAAGGAACAACGTTAGCAGGAGCTTCCTCATGTTAGAGACCTCCAAAGAATTCTTGAGTCCAACCGCTCATGCTCCGCACGGCCGCTTTGAAATGTGGGAGACGTTTCATCTCATCTACGATTTGTGAATTGACCGCTTCGTCTGCACCACGGGTGCCCGAACCGTATGCGAAATGATCGCCCCGCTTCTGTGTTTCGAAGAATCGAGGTGTAGCATCCCCCGGACACCCAGCGAGGATGATCGGGGAACAACCCATAATCCACGCAAGTTGCATTGCGAAATAACCAGAAAGGCAAAAGACAGGAGTAAGACCAATCCAAGCATGATCCACAACCGCCCGCTTATCCACGCTATGATAAACTGCAACCTCACGTTCACGTGCGTGAAGCCAACGGACGGCTTTCCACGCGCCCAAATTGTCAGCGTGAAGACTACACCAGTGATGCAACACAGGAAGATACATCCCAATGTCATTAGCAGCAAACACAACAAGATCATTTCCATATTTTTGTTGCACTACGTCGTATTCTTGGAGTACACCAGATGCACCCCCACAAACTACTGCTGGATGGCCCAGCAGGCTCCCAATTAGGGAACCTACTGAACCACCCCCAGCGTAGCCCGCGGCTTCCCACGATGCTCCGTAATTACCCATTGAAGCCGCGTTTCTGGTTGTCATTCTTTACGTAGACGGAATAACGCGGATAACCCCACGAAGAATCTTACCAACAGTAGGATTGGCCGCCTTATACGTTGCTACGACAATCGTATCAGCGGTAGGCCGGTAGTGGAAACCAGCGAACGCTAGAACACCAGCGCCCACAGGCTTAGTGGTAGCCCACTCTGAAACAATTGGGTTTCCGGTAGTTGCCGTGTAAGCTTCGATTGCCTGCATGTAACGGTCATCGTCACCGGAATCTCCGATTTGAATGGTACCGTTAACACCAGCTGAAGCCCACAAGTTTTCGCACATGAAATCTAGACCGATTACGGTGGCTAGTGCGGGGATAACACAGAGATTAACCTTATCCTGAACACCCGCTGAAGCACCGCCCACCTCTCCAGATACAACCGTATGAGCGAACAAGATTGGAACCACCCGCCCATGCGTTTGCACCGGAAGACCCATGTACTTATTGACATGAAGCTGCGCGTAAGCCGTACTGTTACGTGTGGTAGCCATTGTTGTTAACCCGCCTTAGTTGTCGAGGACGTTGAGCTGCACAACGCCACCCTCGAACACACGAACTGCACCCATCATCATTGGCTGACGAACCTGCGTAGGATTGGACTGCAAGTCCGGGCGTTGGTTTAGCTGTGGCATACCAACCGGGCGCCCGATGCTAAGACCAACAGCGCCCGTATAGTACGCAATGCAAGTACGGGTAGTGGAAGACAACGGGAGCATGTTCTGAAGGACAGTTACAGACGGATCAACCACGTCTGCAATTTCAATCCATTCAAAACCTTCCCAGGTAACACCATCGATCGTACCACGATCGTGGATTTGATTCTTGGTGAAGTCACTCGAAGATGCCTGAGTGATTCCCATGATGTTCACAAGCTGACCCGGGCTGTACAGCATCTTACGGTTGGAAGGACCAGTTGGAACACCCGCCTTCGCGAGAAGAACCGCCGCACCAATGATATTGGTCAGCGTGATAGCAATACCCGTTCCCAGAATACGCGAGGAAGGAAGGGCTTGGGTACCATAGGTAATAACTCCACTACCTAGGGTAACAGCTGCAGTTTGAGCGGAACCAACAAGCGCGTCGATAATGTGCTTGTCAGCGCGTCGGCCGCACGCAGCAACAATCGTCTGCGTGTAACCATTCTGAGGATTAACCATCGAACGCAACGTATGCTCATCACTGATTAGCACCGTAGCATCGGATGATTGGAGAGCGACTGCACGACGGGAGTGCTCGGGATTGAGCACCCGGGTTTGACCGAACGGTACCACTACGTCATTTGCAATGACGTTACCCAACCGCTCGTGATGATCGATTGCCGCATGAACATCACGATGGACCATGTTGGGCATGATCTTATTTTCCAGCAGAGACTTCATCTGCTGGTAGGTAAGGAGAAGCTGATCGTGAAACCTATAAACCCATGCTTGATCTACTGTTAGAGACATTACATATCACCTTTTGGTTACCGTAATGGGTAGCCAAACGGCGAAGGTTATCCCCCACGGGGACCTCCCCTACGCTTACGAGCGTCGTTGCGATAACTACCGGGCGGAGCCTTATCGCAAAAGGTTGTCCGCCCGTTTCACGTTAGTCCTTAGCGAGCGCCCGCTTGAAATGCTTATCCACTACTTCCATCGGCATTCCAGTGATTCGCTGCGCTTCCTCTTTGGTGCCGCCCGACTTGGCAATGTTCTGACAAGCGGCCACGATCGAAGGATGATCCACACTCACTCCTTGATAGGTTCCGTGTTCTTCGGGCATTCTCTCAACTCCCTGGGTGAAAGTGTAAAGGACATGAAACCTGGTTTCCCCGCTTCAACAGTATATCCGTCTACACCGTAACGTTGATTATTAAGTCCTCGAATAGCCCACTTAATAACCATTGCTTCAGCTGGATTTTCTGCTTTAATGGTGAAAGCTACAAAACCTTCTGTATTCTCGTGCCACGATACCAACATCAGCTGATAACGTACGTCCCAGGATACGCCTGCTTATACAGCGCGTCGATCTCCGCCATGGTGGCCGGATCGCCCGCATGGTAGAGTTTGTGCTTAGGATGATTCGGATCGGTCATAATCTTAGCAACTTCTGCTGTTACTGCTTCACCAGTCATTGTAGGAGTACCCCCCGCACGGTTACCATCCGGAAAAATACTGGTATCGTTAGCTGCCTGAGCAGCAAGACGCATCATTACACTCAAAAAGAGTGGATGGTCTCCGATACCAGTTTCGGAAAAGAATGTTTCCTCTTCGGGCGTCTTGAAGATGTGCTTCTTGAATCGCCCGGCCTGTGCTGCTGCATCTTCGTATTTGTCACCGTACTCCGCCTTCAAAGCGGCAGTGGCTGCTTCCTTGGATGTGTTGAGTTCTTTCTGTTGTCCGGCGAGTGCTTGTTCATGCAGCGCAAGAAACTCACCCGCTGCGGACTTCGGAATACCGTATTTGTGCAGTAGCGAAGCAAAGCCCTTCGCCCGTTCATCACTCCAGTTAAAACCGTTAACGAGAACATCCGGGCGCTTGATCTCGTAATCTTCCGGGCGCGCGGGTGGACGCTCAAGAACGCCCGCATCGTACAAACGTGGAAGATGATTCTTGCGCCATTCAGCAACCGCCTCGGGTGTTTCCGCTTTCTTCACAGGAATACGTGCGCCGAATTCCTTATGCTGCGCTAGGGCTTTATTAACGAAATGCCCCATTTCCGGAGATTCACGAATGAACGGGTGATCCCTAGCAATCGTTTTGGTGCCGTCACCGTTATCGACGGTTAGGTCTTCTGGAAGTTCATCATACCAGGCCATAGCCGTGTAGAATCTCCTCAGGCGAAATTTCCGGAGGTGCGTACTTCTCCGGATAGCGTGCGTAATCCATATTTACCAGAATTTCGTGAATCACTGACCGTCGCCCATTGTGAAACGCAAGAGCAACAGGGTCAGTTCCTTCATAAACCGTAGAATAAACATTGTCAATAAGATGGTGTAGAACACGCTCACCATGCTCACCACTAAATGCAACAGCATAACTTTTGATGGTTTGGGGATCATGCTGACGCCAGCGGTATGGCAACCATTTTTGGATCCAAGACAACTTCATGCCGCATTCCAACAGCTAGTAGGGTAGAAAAATTCCCGGTACTGATACTTATCCCAACAAGATTTGCATATACTTATACCCTTACCATCACTTTGTTTAGCAAACTGCCGCACCAAAACCATTTTTTTGCATTCGCAACAAGTTCCAATCACTGCTTACCACCTTGCAGGATTTGCAGGGCGGGCGCAGCCTTACCCGCTGCTTCCGCCATTTGCGACGTTCGTTCTAGTTGTAGATCCATCTCGTTTTGCTTGTGACGTTCAGAGCGAAGTGCAGCTACCTGTTTGTCGGAACGAGTCCAACGTGCGGGAAGACCACGTACTTCTGGAACCTCCTTTCCGATACGATCGATATCAATCCAATCGAGGATCTCCGGACTCTTGTTTGCTAGTGGTGCTAGATCATTGATTGTTAGCGCAAGGGCCTCGGTATCACCGCTTCGTTGCGCTTTCGCAAGAGGATTGAGGAACATTACGTCGATAAGGCCACTGGTATCTTTGAAAATAGGTGGAGGAGGTGGGAAGGCGCCCGCCTCGAACTGGATAGCAAACATAATATCAAGTTGCTTCGCAAGCCATTCGTATTCAAGACGGGCGTAGGTTGGACCCACCAACTTGAACAACAGCTCAAGTTTACGCGCATATTCGAAGACCGTCATCTCACTCTTATGGATTTCCATAAGTGAGAGGATGTGTTGCACGAAGAAGATTCCATTAATGGAATTACGTAGAGCCTCTTCGTTAATTTGGGAGACTTCAGGACGGGAGCCAGTTTCCCACGGCATCGCAACATCGCGAATTGGGCGCCCGTGAGTGTTAAACATAAGAGTGCCCGCAGGGATTAGCTTCAAGGTGCCGATAACGGTGTCACCACCTGCAATCGCCGTCGGTGGACGGATCTTCAATGCCCAATCTTCGAATGACATACGCTTTGCGGTATTTAGCGTCCATGAATCAGGGAATGCAATATCCCCGCGCCCACGCCCGAACACTTCACCCGGAGTTTTAGTGTATCGGGGGATAGCCGCAGGGAAGAAATCGTAACCACCTTCGGAAACGATTTCTTTGGAATCGTAATCTACCCAACAAGAAGCAAATGGCTTACCTTTAGCCCCGTAATCCGAACCAACCTGACCTTTCGGGCGTGGGTAGATTGCGTGTACGATTTCAAATATCTTGTTGGGTTGGCCTTCAGCTAGCGCCCGTCTGATCGGAATCGGAAGATTTCCGTCGCCCCACTTATCACGGATAACGCGGGCGCTCATACCACGCTTTCGATACAACGTATCTACCAACCCGTTGACGCCCTCGGAGATTAGGAAGCGCCCTGTTTTCTCGGTGATTACATTGAAACCACGGAACCCTTTCACCGTGCGGTTGACTGGTTGGGCTGACTCCTCTGTAATCATGCAGCCAGTGCCGAAACCCGTCGTATCCAAGATGGTTTCAGGACCTTCCGCATAGAACATACTATTGGCAGCATTGCGGAAGGTGATATCACGACATTCCTCGATCCATTCGCGGGCGTCGTCATTATCAGCAATTTTGCGATCAGCCGGACGCCAATCGAACCATTGCTTACCCGGAGTAATAGTGTGGCCAGCGAGGAAATACGCAAGTAGTTCGGCTGCCATCAACATCGTGCTATCGTATGTTACAGGTGTCTTCTGGCCATCTTGGTATTTGGTTTGAATACCAACACGAGATGGAGAGATGTATGGCGCCATCCGCTCCCAACGCTCTTGGTGGGTGCCAGCTTCGCTGTTGAGTTTGTCGTACGTTTGGATAATCTCGCGCCCGTTTGCGGCCATCTAGGAACCCAACGTTTCAGTCTTACGAGTGAGTTCTGGATCCACTAGCGTTGAGGAAAGAATGGTGGACCGATAGCCCCGGGCGTTCTTCCTCCGACGAATTGCTTCCGCTGCTGTTTCTTGAATAGCTTTATCCTGTACCTTTGGTACCTTAGTAACCGATACGGGTGTCGTTTCAGCTTGAATCATACGTGTGCCGCCACCGCCTCCACCACCAATCATACCCGGTACGGCTCCCGTGGATCGAATGAACTTTCCACTTTCACCTCAGATTGTAGGCCAAATGGTGTAAATGGGATGTAGGCGAAATCAGCCCCGCCCGAACGCAGAGCGTCAGCAGCATGCGAATGCTCATCATGCTTTGCTGTATCTTTGTACGATTGCGTATCGTCATTCCATTCATGGGAGTATTGGCGGAGATGATCGATACCTACGGCACAACGAACGGAGTCGAATGAGAAACGACGGAACTCCCGCCGAATCACGTCGATTTCTGCCGACACCGAAACCGGGCGCTGGTAGACGTTCACATTCTTGAATTGGACTTCAATGAGATAATCCATATGCCCACGCCCGTCCCACGGCAACCAAATCTTGGCGTAGGTATACGGTTTGTGCTCCCGGGCGATACGCACCCAATCGTGCATATCTTTGCGGGTATCTTCCCAATAATCGATAAAATGTACGTTCGGCCCAGAGATTTGATAGAACCAGGAAGCCATCTTATCACCGTGGCCTAGATCAAAACGTACCGCAACCGGGAGTTGGGTGATATAGGGGATACGACAGATGCGCCCATCTGCTTCTGCCGTTGCCATAACTTCGCCGTAGATGGTACGGTTTTGGTAACCGAGGAAAGAACAGTAGTATTCTTCCTGGATAACGTCCTCACGAACGCCCGCCCGCCGTTGCTCCGCAATTTCCAATTCTGGGATGATCCTACTACCGTCTTCACCTTCAGCATCACGACGGGTGTCATCTACGGTTCGAAGTAGGGAGAACCAACCTGGTTCCGCCTTAGCGAAATTGTATAGCCGTTCACCATGATTTGGTCCATTAGGAGTATAAATGAAAGCTGCCCAACCACCATTCTCCGCCAACACGGGCATCAAGGTGGTCCATGCGTCTTCGCGCATGTGTGCGTATTCGGAAAATATTATTCCGATTGGGTTGGCACCACGCAAGGAGTGGACAGCTTCCTCGGTATCAGCACCCATCAACTGCCAGATGCTCCCGTTAGCAAATGTAAGTTGCATCTCAGCTTCGTTTTTATTGACGATAAGTTCCTTAGGGAACATATCGAGCATTGGGAAGCTGTGGATCTCTCCATTGATACGCTCTTGAACGATGTTATCCCAAACGTCTCGACGGGCCTGCTTTAGATTTGGAAATACATGGTAGTAGACCCCCTTGGTTTTAAGGGCTTCTTCGAGTGTTAAGGCTAGCCATTTGCGATCTTTTCCGGCTCTGCGATGCAGGACTTCAACGAAACGCTTGCAACCAGCAAGGCGGGCGTCCCGTGCGAGTCTTTGATACGAACGCATCCGGAATAGTTCGCGTGTGGGCATCAGTCTTCTAGCTTTTTGAGCTCAAACACCAATTCCTGATTGATCATGAATGTGTTATAAATTGTAGATTTACAGTTGTGGAAACGAATGTTAATTGGCCCCCCGCCCATAGCCTGACGCATCTTTTGAACCAAATCTTCAGCTGAAGTTGCACGAATAAAAACCCCGGTACAAACATCGGCGTTGCCAATATCCATGTTATATGTTGTGGCCGCTGTATAATTATATGTAAAAACTAGAAGTCCACACATAACCCCAAAAGCGAAAACTTGAACAGCGCGACGCATTACTTTGTGCCGTTCTTCTTCTTTGGGTTTTGGTTAGCAGGATTTACTTGGTAGAAACCCATTGCGTAAGCACCCACAGCAGCAGCGCCCGCCATAACCCATGTTAGAGGCTTAGCGGTTGGTGCAGTTTGATACGCTGGTACGAAACCCGACAAAAACGATCCTACAATGCTCATCCCAACCTTCAAATTGTTATTCATTTCAAATTGTCCCTCACGCAGCTTTTCCGTTACTGTAAACGGAGAACTTAATGACTTCAGGAAGTATGGAAATAGTCACAGTGGTCTCGAAGCTATCGCCACAACCGCAATGGATGCGGGTGCGGAGTGCGTCTTCTGTAAATAACTCCATGACGGGCGCTGGTACGTGTTCCCGATGCTGGAACAGAAACTGTTCGTTGATGGCCGCCCGCTTCGCTTGCACTGATGCCACTAACGTTTCCAACACGCTGTTAATCACCCGAGTAGATCCTTATACAAGGGATCCAACTGCTTTGCTGGAATCTTGGAGAAGACAACGTAATCCTCTTCGGTTTCGTCATCTTCTGGAATTTCTATTGTTTCAAAGGGTACGGCTGCTTTCAATGCGGGTATGGGGATTGAAACGGGTGCCGCCGCTTGCGTCAGTGCTGGAGAGGTAGGAGAAGAGTCTAGAGCACCCCCACCAACAACCAAACGGACGACACCCGTAACCGAATCAACTTCCAACGCAACCGATGGTGTTTCCTTTTGATCACGATCCTTAGCATACATATCAGCGATGTTATATGCTTGATCAGCTGCACGAAGACGAGCTACGTGATCGATTACTTCATGTTGGGCAGTGATTACACCCTTGTAAGTGAAGAATTTGGTTTCCTTCGCATCTAGGGCCTCCCGGGTCGCCCGCAAGGATTCGTTTATTAGTTCCGCCGGGATCTTAACTTCCTGGAGCATTGCTTCGCGAATACGTGCAACGTCCATTGCTACCGAATTTTTGTTAAGTGGGCCTCTAGGCATTTTTGAATGCTCGCTCGATTAAGAGTGAGATTGGACCCTTCGCCCGTGGTTTGCGCCCCACCCGCCCGTAACCAGTCTTATCTTTTGTTACCGTACGCAAATGACGAACCAGCTTGATTTCGTCAATATTCAAGAAACGGAGCGGGGGATGGCTTCCAGCTCCCTTTCGATAGCGCGCAGGGAACAAATCTTTATGTTGATTCAAGAATGCTGACAGTGCTGCTGTGGAACGCATCGGGATAGCTTCACAAGCTACGTCCAATGGAAATTCGGGAGGTACTTCTGCAATTAGACGTTTGATGTCGTTCTGGCGCATGGCTGTCCCGAACACTTTAGCCCGGGCGCCCGCCCTTGTCAACAACTTTTTTTGTCTGCAATCCCGCGGGTTTAGGGCCAACGGCCCCCCGCCCGCTCCGAGCGCCCGCTCCGCTCCGCTCCGCTTCCTCAATATCCAAAAATACAGATTTAAAATTCTGTTGGAGGGATTTTGCAAAAATTTAGGGAGTGGGACTGCAAACCGCGTGCCAAAATCTATGAAAAGCCCTCGACGCCCTCCGAAAATGACGCAGCGCGTCATAGTTAACCTGGTTAATTATATAACATATAGCACATATAGTACATGTATATGTTATATAACATATAGTGTGTGATATAACATATAGTGTATGAGTGTACTAGTACAGTGTGTACGGGTGTACTAGTACAGTAGCACAGCGGGCGCGGCCTGGTCT